CGCGTAGAGAGACTTGGGGTTGTGGGGCGCCGCCTGGGAGGCGCCGGCGTTTCAACACTGAACTTTCCCACAACCCCTGATAAATGCCGAAGAATGCGAGTGCCAAGCGTGCCCAACGAGCCGCACAGCCAAAGCCAAAGCCGCGTAAGACTGTTAAGCCGACACGGCCTCAGAAGCAAACGGCGTCGCAGCCACGTGACAGGAACGAGTATCTTGAGTCACTACTCTCCCCGGACACCGTTTCCGGAGCGAAAGTCCCCGATGACTCAACAATCGAGTCCGCAACCCTCCAGACCAGGCACACCTACAACGTCGAAACCGATGCCCAGGGACGCGCCATGTTCGTCTTCGCCCCATCTTTTTGTAGCAACGGGGCCAAGGCGCTCAACCGCGCGTCCGCACTTCGCATCGGGATGGACGCTAGTGGAAACCTAGGGTTGATGGACGACTCGTCCCCAAACAAGCCCGCCGGCTTCATCGGTACTACCAAGTTGGACATCATGTCAACGAAGGTTATCGACGAAATGGCGTCCAACTTTGCTTCGGTCCGACCTGTGTCAGCGTGTCTCAGTGCGACCTGCACTGAAGCGGCCCTGAACGCTCAAGGCGTCCAGTGTGCTGGCCTGTGGGCGCGCGGTCAGCTCCCTTCGCTGATCGTGCCCGCCGCGATTGGTGGAGATGATTTCCTCACCCAGCAGTTTGGCTACGGCAATGGCCCCCACACCCTTGAGGAGGTCAAATCCGGATTGGTGCAGCTCACCAATGCCACGGAGACGACTTGTACGACGTGGAAACCCCAAGACAGCAATGACTTCGACTACACCTCGACGCTTAAGGGTTACACCAATGGCGCGTTCTGGCTCCAAAGCTCGGAGAATGCGAACGCGCCGGGCACCCCTAACTCCGTCTGGCTGCCTTTCACGGTCACCTACCCTGTGTTTGACCAGGCAGGCAACCCGGTGCACCAGCTAGGTGCGCCGTTCGACGTCAACCTTGAGGAGTCCAAGCCGTACATCGTCTGGTGCGTGGATGGTGGCACTGCGTCCGCCAACACGCACACGTTGACTCTCACCATCAACTGGGAGGTCATCCCGATGGCCACCGAATCGCGCATCATCTCCGCAACGCCGTCACCGAGCAACCCACCTGAGCTGGCTCAGGCGGTCAACACGATGCAGTTGTTGCCACCGATGCAACAGCCTAACGTTCCCCACGATGTCCCGTCCAAGCTGTACAGCGCGGCCGCCAAGTCGGCCGACCACCTGTACCGCAAGGACAAGTCTCAGAAGCGAGCCACTGAAGGCCGCTCCTGGATCGACGACATCATTGGATTCGTTGGCGACAACTGGTCCACGATCGCAGCCGCTGGCTCGGCCTTGCTCGGCCTGCTCTAACTCCATTCAAAC